GCGATAAGGTTTACTACAACGAAGAGGTCTACAACGCCCGCAACTTTAGGGCAGATGGCACAGGCATGACTGTGCTCGTGCTCGAAATCACAACGGGCTTGTCTGCGCCATGAGTTTCGAGAGCGCATTTGATCGACTGTCGATGGTGGCCTCGACGGACTGGGGCACATCGGCTGTGTACCAAAACCGCAAGACGCGGTTTCCGATTGTCGGCATATTCGACAACAACTACCAAGGTGTTGACGTTGCCGAGGTCGAATTCGCAAGCAGCACGCCGATCTTGACCATCCCGACGGCAACGCTGCCGTGCAAGCCGGTGGTCGGCGATTTCGTGATTATCGACTGCCGGAACTACACGGTTCGAAACTTTCGCGCAGACGGCACCGGTATGACCGTGCTGCATTTGGAATACATGACCGAGTTGGAAATCGCAACGGTCAACAATCTGCTGCTGCAAGACGGCTCCAATATGCTGCTGGAGAACGGCGGCTTCATCTTGCTTGAGGTGAGCAACTGATGGCACACGCACGCACACAAGTACGCAATGCCGTGGTCTCGGTACTGCAAACCGCAGCGGTCGCCGATACGGTGTCAAAGTCGCGGGTCTATCCGATCCCTGCCGACACGGTATCAATGGCACTGGTCTACACCAATGCCGAGGCGATCCCGCAGACCACGCTGACATACCCGCGCAAGTTTGAACGAGAATTAAATCTCGTCGTCGAATGCGTGGCGCGAGACTCTGACTATTTAGACGACCGCCTCGACCGATTGTGCGAGGCAGTCGAGAACGCCATCGGAGCGGACAATACGCTCGGCGGCGTGGTAAAGGATTGCGTGTTAAGCGACACGCAAGTGACGCTAGACTTTAGCGGCGATGCGCCAATAGGGTCGGCGAGGATGCAGTTCCGTGTGTCTTACCGGACTGCGGAGACAGACGCAGGAACTATCATTTCGTAAGGAGATAAAACATGGCAAATCATCATGGCTCGGAAGGCGTGGTTCGGGTTGGCGCAAACAATGTCGCCGAGGTGACGGGTTTCTCGTTCACCGCGACGGCGGAATACGCCGAGGACACCACCCTCTCGGATACGGCAAAGACCTACAACGTGACCGCGATCACCTCGTGGAACGGTTCTGTGACGGCATTCTGGGACGAGACGGATACCACTGGGCAGATCGCTCTGGCTCCTGGTGCTAACGTCTCGCTCGTGCTCGCGCCAGAGGGTGTAACTGGCGACGATACGCGCTACACCGGAAACGCTCTCGTGACCGAGATCACGCGCAACGTGCAGCGCGGTGCGATCACGGAAGTCACCTTTAACTTCATCGGCAACGGTGCTCTGTCTGCCGTTACTTCTTGATATAGCGAGGACTTATGAACTGGAAAGAACAGGCGAAATCGCAATTCGCTGAACGGCGCAAGCCGGAAACGCTCGTTGCGATACCTGTACCGGCTTGGAAAACAACTGTGTTTTTCTGGCCGGACATGACGCTCGCCGAGCGTCGTGAAATCTTTATGCTGGCAAAGCAGAAAGGCGACGAAACCGTGCTAGACCTAGAGGCGATGGCGATCACGCTGATCGTTCGCGCTAGGGATATCGAGGGCAAGCGTCTGTTCAGCAAAGCCGAGCGCATGGAGTTGATGAACGATTACGATCCCGAGGTTATCGCGGAGATCGTGTCGGCCATGAACACCCCAGTTCCAAGCATTGAGGACGCAGAAAAAAACTAATAGAGGACGGGCATCTCCGAGCGATTTATGCTCTCGCGCTACGGCTGCACGTCCTCCCCGAGCAAGTTTTTGAGATGACAGAGAGCGACTTCTACCATCTTCTCGCGGCCTGTAAGTTGGAAGCGGAAGAGCAGGAGAAATCATGGCGCAAGCACAAGTAGTCCTCACAGCGGTTGACCGCACGCAAGTTGCGATCAACTCCGCACTCAAGGGAATGAAAACCTTGGAGCGGACGGCAAAGGTAACCGCCCGCGCTGTGAATCTTGCCTTCGGCCTTTTGAGCGGGACGATCCTTGTGAGCGCGTTCGGTAAAATTACCGAAGCCGCAAAGAAGACAGAAGAAGGACGACGCGCGCTTGATGACTTCAACAAGGCGCTAAAAGATCCGGCGTTAGTATCCGCTGCTAACTCATTCACGACAACGATAATCAAAGGCTTCACGGAGGTCGTGAAGTTTGCTGCAGAGGCAGCAAAGGCGACAACGAAACTCGGGCGCGATCTTGGGTTGATTGCACAGCCTGTAGATCCTTCGCAGTTTGGTAAAGGCGAAGGTGGTAGGAGAGGCCGTGCGCCACAAGTAGATCCACTCAATAGAATGGAAAACGAGTGGAAGTTCCGACAACAGATGACGGAACTACAAAGCAAGCGAGACAAAGAGGCGGCTGCCCTTTCTGCCAAGTTGTTAGAAGGTCTGCGACGCGATAACGATCTGACCATGACCGAGATCGAAAGAACGGTTATGGAATTCAAAGAGTTTAGCGCGGCGATAGACAGACAACTCAAGGCTGGCACAATATCGCAGTCGCTCGCCGAGTCGCGGATGTCGGAATATCTCGACCGCATACTACCCGAGGTCGAGGTCACTGGTAAAAAAACGCCAGTGCAGGAATTCAAAAAAGCAACCGATCAGATGCAAGAATTCGCCAAGGCAGCGGCTGAAAGCATCCAGTCGAGTTTTGCAGATTTCCTTTTTGATCCATTTAAGAACGGCCTAAAAGGTATGCTCTCCGGCTTCCTAAACGTGATTCGCCGAATGATTGCAGAGGCCGCAGCAGCGACCATCTTGCAATCGCTGTTCGGCGGGTTTGTTGGGGGCGGTGGATTCCTTGGAGCATTGGCCGGTGCGCTTATTCCACGCGCAATGGGCGGATCGGTTTCTGCTGGCACCCCGTATCTTGTCGGCGAGCGCGGGCCGGAGATGTTCGTGCCGGGCACCTCGGGCAACATCGTGCCCAATAACAAAATGGGCGGCGTCACCGTCTCGCCGGTTTACAATATCGACGCTCGCGGTGCGAGTGCTGATCTACAAGATGCGCTGCCGGGTATCCTCGCGGAGAACAACCGGCGCATATTCGACGAACTCGATAGACGCTATGGGATAGGCCGATGACAGACTATGTATTGCCGCCCGACCTTGTTGCGTCGGATGTAGAGTGGAGCCTGTTCGACAGCACGGCAGTGTTCGCATCGCCGCTTTCTGGCGCAGTGCGTACCGTGTCGCGTCCCGGAACTCGCTGGGGCGTGCGGATGACCTTTCGCAGCGTGTCGGATCAGAAGCGACGACGGCTTATGTCGCTGATCGCTATCCTGCGAGGCCGTGCCAATCGCGTATGGCTTACCGATCCCGCCTACACCCTCTCCGGTTCTTTTTCCTGCCCAGAGTTACTGACCAACAATGCAGCAGTTACAAATACAACTGGATTCAGTTCCAGCAATGCTGAACTCGTCCTTTCGTCTGATAGCCATCTTGGTTTGCGCCTCACTCGCACTGGCGTTACTGGCGACCGTTATGTTTATCAGTCTGCCGCTACTACTGTTGCGAGTGCTCCTTACGCGATACGGATGCTCTTGGCCGCTGGTAAGGGCAACGCTCGAGCCTCGATGGAGGCTGGTACGTCGCAAGGTGCGACAGATGTTCTAAACGGTGCAACGCGGACGTCAGCCGGAATGTATGTGGACAGTTTCACCGCATCTGGCACGAGTACGCATTTGTCCTTTTACGACTACATTTCGGGACGCGCTGCGGGCGACTTCCAGTTTCTCTCGTGGGTATCCTCGGCTCGCTGTGCGCTGGTCAATGGCGCATCGCAGACAGGCGGCACGCTTATCATCGACGGTCTGCCGACATCGACCAACGGGCTTGCAAAGGCGGGCGACTGGTTCGAAGTCAATGGCGAACTCAAGCGCATGACCGCCGACCTTAACTCCGACTCATCTGGGAATGGCTTTCTGATGTTCGAGCCTACTCTGCGAACGTCGCCGGCCAACAATGCGCCAGTGATCTTCCGCTCGCCGATGGGCCGGTTCATCGTGGCTGATGAGTCAACGTCCATGGGTACACGGCCAGGCATCATCTCCGATGTCACGCTGTCCTTTGTTGAGGACATCACATGAGTCGTTTTGTCTCTGCCACTAACGAGACAGAGGCCGACAAACTAGCCGTCACCGTTGTCGTGCTGGCGGATCTCGACTTTGCCTCCGGCATGGTACGGGTACACGACGGTTCCGGCACGTTATCGTTTGGCGGTAACGACTATCTCGGCGCGGGGCAATTCGCTGGCGTTGACATCATCGACGAAAATATCGACATCGTGGCACGCGGCATTAAGTTATCGCTATCGGGTGTTGATTCGACATTCGTTGTGCCGACGATGACCGAGGTCTATCAGAACCGCGATGTGACCATGTATCTCGGCTTCGTCAGTCAGACCACAGGCGCACTGATCGCTACGCCAGAGACCATCTGGGA